TCTTCACAGTTACCAGATTTCGTAAGAAGTGACTATCCAAAATTTGTCACATTCTTAGAGAAATACTATGAATGGCTGGAAACTACAGATAGCGTTTCCTATGAAATTGATGCATTACGCAATGCAAATGATATTGATAGTTCCGATGACTATTACATTGAACAATTAAAAAAAGATTTAGCTCCTTATTTTCCTCAAGATATTGTAACCGACAAAAGACTATTTTTAAAACTAGTCACTCAATTTTATAGATCCAGCGGAACACAAGAGTCAGTTAAGTTTCTTTTTAGAGCATTGTATAATGAAAATATTGATATCTACTATCCAAAAGAAGATATTCTAAAAGCATCGGATGGTAAGTGGGTATTGCCTTTAGCACTTAGAATTGATACTGATGATAACAATATTTTTAACATCGCAAAAACTTTAATTACCGGCGAAACATCAAAAGCTACAGCACTTGTTGAAAAAGTAATTCAATCTGTTGACCGTCAACTTGGTATTACATATACGGAAATTTATGTTTCAAATGTTAAAAGATTGTTCGCCACTGGCGAGAGAATAACATCAACATATGTTGATGTAGATACTGGTCTAAATGTTACTGTTAGTGGGCGCTTGATTGGCGCACTATCAGAGATAAAAATTAATCCACTAAATAGAGGTCTTTTTTATAATGCATACGATCCGGACGTAATTCCTTCATATATTGGAGATCCAGTTAGTATTGTTGGTGGTTTAAATCCTGTTGCAAATACTCCAGTTGGTGCGGTTGCACATGTTGGAGTGGTAACAAAAGGTGGTATCACAGATATCATTGTTGAAAAAAGTGGATTTGGATTTAGAGATCCCGTAATAAATCTCAATTCATCAATCATTGACTTCAAAGGTGGTTTTGCTAACACAGCTTTTGGCACAGAAGCAAAAGCCTCAATTAATCTTTTAGACACATCAGTTTCAAGATTAATAAATGTTTCAAATATGTCCGTCCAAACATTACACGGACTAAGACCGAATATTGCAAATATTGAAAATGTGACAATATCAAATGCAACAACATTTGATGCATTCACCGTTTTTCCAATTTCTTTCGTTGTAATTGACGGTTCGGGTGGTGGTTATCGTCAAAAGCCAACCGTTGAAACTTACAGTTTTTACAATGAAGACTATGATGATATTTTAGTATGCACCGCACGAAATATTGTAAAAGGAACATATCTCATAAGCGATACTACGCAAAACTTAACAGTTTCTTTTGAAGCTGGCGACTATGTTAGATTGTTTATCAATAACAAATTTGAAGCAATTCGTGAAGTTTCTTCAGTTGATACGAATAATTTGTATTTCGCTGAAGAATTTCCTAATGACTTAACAAATGTGTCCGTTTATAAAATTCTTAGAAATGATTTATCTAAACTTGGATCACTTGGAAGAATAACAGTTAACAGTGGCGGGACTGGATATTCTAACGGCGATATTTTAATTTTTACCGGCGGTTCTGGTTATGGTGCAAATGCATTCGTAAGCGTTTCCGGAGGAATAATTACTTCCGTTACAATGAATAACCATTCATCAAACGCATTTGTTATTGGCGGTGAAGGATATAGGAGAGATTCATTACCATCAATTAATGTTCAATCAGTTTCTGGTACGAATGCTAATCTGACGATTGCTGAAATAACAGGTGATGGTGAACAGTACGGACTAACCACATCAAGAATTGGCGCAATAACATCATTAAGAATTAGCAGTTTTGGATATGATTATGTTGAAGCTCCACTAATATCGTTGAGAAATGCAGACATAGTATTGAATGGTGTTACGGAAGGACAATTGTTCGTTTCAAATACCTCAATTTATCAAGGCACATCAAACATTAGTTCTTCATTTAGCGCAACAGTAGATTCTTATAATTTTGAAACTTCAACGCTTAGAATATTTAATTATCGTGGTGTTTTTGATGAAACTAAAATTATCAAGTCGGATGATGACACAGTTACCGGAAATGTAACATCATTCTTATTCTATGGCGACGGTAATGCTAAAGCTACAGCAAATTTTGAAAATGGTTTGATTCGTTATCCTGGTATTTACTTAAATACTGATGGACAAATTAGCGCGGATAAGAAATTGCAAGATGGTGAAAAGTATCATAACTTTTCTTATGTTATTAAATCACAAACTGACTATTCTAAGTTTAAGAAACCATTAAATGACATTGTTCATCCAGTTGGAACAAAAACTTTTATTACTAAAATTGATGATAATTCGGAAATATTGAATCAAATTAATACATCGGCCTTCATAACAATTACTTCTCTTGCGGATACATACAATATTGCCAATGGTTTAAATAAAATTATTACCACAAACGCAAGTGCGAATCTTCAATCTACAGTTAATGTTGGCGATTTAATCCTTCTATCAAATGTCCACAAAAGATTGCAGAATACAGTTAATGTTGTTTCTGGATCAAACATCCTCTTTGGTTCAGCCAATAGTGTCAACTTCATAAATGACTTACAAGATGGAGATACAATTTATCTTTCCACTGGAAATACAGTAACGATTAAAGAAGTCACCAATTCCTCTTTTGCTATACTAGACACTATAATTAATGTAACATCAACTTCAGCGACTGTTAATTTGGTTTATACGGCTACAATTAGGGCAAATTCTAGAAATGCAAATACCATATTTGCTGATAGCATATTTACATCAAACGGCAGCAATTTGAGCGCAACCATTCAAAAAGTTAGATAAATAGAAACATGTCAGCACTCTTAACTAAAAATTTCAAAATTTTGATGGCAGAACAAGTCTACAACCAGTTGGACTTGGGAGCAAATGCATACTTGCCCGCCGCTAAAAAATCTTATATGTATGCCTTTTTTGGCAGACATTTACCATGGAATTCAGGAACCGAAGTAGCAGGATCGCCATCTGAATCGGAATCTGATATAAACAATTTCTACAAATATGGTGTTCTTGCGAAACAAATATCTCTGGAAAATGCTTCTCTTGTTATTCCTAGAAATAATTGGACAGCAAATACAGTATATAATACATATCAATCAACTACAAACTTTTATATAATAAATTCAAAGGATCAAGTTTTTAAGTGTCTCTCAAATGTTGCGCCTGGTACTGCATCTACGGTATCACCAGAATTAACACTATCAACAACTTCACTAGAAGAACCGTACGTTGAGACTTCCGATTTTTACAAATGGAAGTACATGTACACATTAACATCTACACAAAAACAAAAATTTCTAACCGATGATTGGATGCCAGTATCTGTAAATAAGTTTGTACGAGCCGCCGCCGAACCAGGCTCAATTGATATTGTGACTGTAACAAATTCTGGTAATAATTATACTCTCGGTACTGTACAAAACATTATTACAATTGAAGGTGATGGAACAGGTGCTGTATTAAAAGCAAATGTTTCTGGTGGTAAAGTACAAAATATAGTTATTCAAAATCGCGGAAATTATTACACTTATGCAAATCTAACTTTTACTGATGTTAGTGGTGGCACAGGAACATCGGCGACGGCTGAAGTTTCAATTGCGCCACATAATGGGCATGGATATGAGCCGACTTATGAGTTGGGTGGTTCCACAATTATGTTTAATGTGGAATTTGACCAAGATGAGGGTGGAGTATTACCCGTTGATAATGATTTTCGTGAAGTTGTGCTTTTAAGAAATCCATACAAATATGGCACAACAGCATTAGCTACCGCACAAACATATTCTCTATACACTCTTGTTAAAGTTTCGCCCGGCGTTGGCGACTTTAACAACGATGAAGTTGTTTATCAAGGAACAACATACGCAAGTGCAACATTTACTGCTGATGTAATTTCATTTAGCGAAACGCCAAACTTATTGTATCTAAACAATGTTCGTGGAACATTGCAAACAAATCAAGCCATTAGAGGCCTACAAACCGGCGCTATTCGTATTGTAAATTCCATAACAAATCCCACTCTTGATTTGTACTCTGGAAAGATATTATACATATCAGATAAGTTACCAATTACAAGAGACCCAGCCCAAACCGAACGAATTCGTTTCATTTTGAGTTTCTAAACGAGGAATAAATGACTGCTACCTTTAACTACGATCCATATTATGATGATTTTGATGAAGATAAAAACTTCATGCGTGTTTTGTTTCGTCCTGGATACTCGGTGCAAGCCCGTGAGTTGACTCAATTACAAACCATATTATCAAATCAAATTGAAAAATTTGGCAATCACATCTTTAAGAGTGGTAGTCCAATTGTTGGTGGTAAAGTTTCTTTAGATACTAAAGCAAATTATGTAGTCTTGTCTGCTCAATACAATAACTTGGACGTTGATGCTACGCAATTCCTAAACAAGACTGTCGTTTCATATAACTCATCAAAAATAATTAGAGCAAAAGTTATTGCAATTGACACATCAACTGCAAATCCTATTCTTATTTTAAAATATTTAAGTGGCGAAAGATTTTCCGAATCGGACGAAATTCGTGTTTACGGTCAAGAAATTTATGCTCAATTAAGATCCACATTGGCTGTTGGTGGTTCTTACATTGCCAAATTACAAGAAGGTATATATTATTTTAAAGGACAATTTGTAAAAGTAGTTCCACAATATCTTATTCTTGAAATTTTTTATCGTGTAGGATATAACACATCAACAATTAATTTAAACCCATCATACAAAATCGGTATTGAATTTACCGAAACCATTGTTGATGAAGTTGATGATACATCATTGTTGGATCCAGCACAGGGCGCATTTAACTATCAAGCACCAGGAGCTGAACGTTTTGCAATTCAAACTTCTCTAGCAAAGAGAACATTAGATTCTGCTGATATTTCAACATTCTTTGAAATTGTTCGTCTTGTTAATGGCGTAAAAACAAAAGAAATTGACTATCCAATCTATAGTGAAATTGAAAAAACTTTAGCTCGCCGCACCCATGATGAATCTGGAAACTATACTGTAGATCCATTTGTTATTTCTCTTGAAGAAGGGGATACAGCTAATGGTAAATTTAGTGTAATTTTAGATCCAGGTAAAGCGTATGTGAGTGGTTATGAGTTTGAAACGATTGCTCCAACAATTATTTCGGTTGATAGAGCAAGAGATGTTTCAAATGTTTCAAGTTTTGATTTACCAACAAATTATGAAAGTAGTTTGGTTCTAGCGAATGTTCGCGGCACACTTGATATTACTTCATTCCCATCTTTGGATATCCATTCGGTTCCATTTACAAACATAAGTTTATCAACAACTGCGACATATAATTCTACCAAAATTGGTACAATTTATGCAAACATGATTCGCTATAATGATGCATACAATTCGGACATTGGTAATACTCACACATTTACTGTAAATACATTTGGTGCTAATACTGTTCCAATTACAGGAACACTATCTGGACCCGATTCTTCTTCAACTTCTATTGTAATTCCTACAGCATTCAACAATGCTTTGCCATCAAATGCATATGCAAATATGTATTTCCAGATTACAAATGGTGCCGGTTCTTCATTATCGCCAATTCTGATTACAACCTCAAATGCTACACACATTACTTTGTCCACAGCATTGACTTTTAAACCGGACTCAAATACGTTTACAATTCAATCTGACATTAAAAATGCAGAATCATTAGCTATAAGTGATGGAACATACATTCAATTTGCGGGCAACGTTGATACAGACTCAAAAGATTCAACTACAGGATTTGTTTCTATTAGTGAACCCGTGAGAACAAGTCTTGTTTTTGAAACTCCATATGAGGCGATTAAAGCTAATACAATTAGCAATATGGATTTTCAAGTAAGAAAGAAATATACGGGTACAACATCTGGTGGTAAATTTACTGTAACCGCTTCAGGCTCAGACACTTTTTCATTCTCAACTGGATCAGGAACAATTTCGGATTCATTGATTCTGAATAACATGATTTGTTTTGTTCGTTCAGATAGTGCGAGTAAT